CTCGAGATTCCTTCTGAATTCGGTAGCGATAAGGTGTGGGAGAAAATATCTCCCGCGCCTGCTGCCAAAGTCAAGGCAGAGACTAATGAGGCAGACGAGGTCCCCAAGAAGACAGCTAAGAGGACGGTAAAAAAATGAGCGATTTTGCAACAGTACAAGATGTAAGTGATTTATGGCGGCCCTTAACAAACGACGAACAGACCAGAGCGAGCAATTTGATCCCGCTCGTATGTGATGCTCTTCGCGAGGAAGCTGCCAAGGTTGGTCAGGATCTCGATGCGAGAATCTCGGTTGAGACACCTCTTGCATCTGTTGCGAAGATGGTAACAGTCGATATCGTTGCGAGGATCCTGAGACAGTCAACAGATGGCGATCCTATGACACAGGAGTCACAGACGGGCCTTGGCTATTCATGGAGCGGTACCTATGCGGTACCGGGCGGCGGCATGTCCAATGCCATCATGAAAAACGATCTCAAGAGACTCGGGATCAAGCGACAGAGATATGGGGTGATCGAGTTCTATGGGCAAGATTAAGGGAATGGATGTCGTCCTTCATGTAAGGACGTATAAATCTGACGATGCAGCGGGCAATCCGACTTATACATATGCGGACGCGACCGTAGGCAATGTGCTTGTGGCTCCTACCACGGCAGATGACCTTATTGACAACTCAAGGCTCGAAGGTACCAAGGAATTGTACACGCTCGGGATCCCGAAAGGGGACACGCATGTGTGGCTCGAGAATACGGTCACTTTTTTTGGTAAAACCTTCCACTGTTACGCGGAGCAGGAAGGCATCGAGGCCAATATCCCGCTCTCGTGGCATAAAAAGGTATTTGTGGAGAGATACGATGGCTAATGAGGTTCGTATTGAGCTGAACAGTGAAGGAGTCCGGGAGCTGCTTCGTTCTGATGAGATGATGAGCGTCCTTATGAGTCGCGCAGAAGGCATCAGGAACAACTACGGCGGTGAGACTGAGTTATCAGGCTATGTCGGGCAGAATCGATGCAATGTGTCGGTTATTGCAAGCTATGACGAAGCATCCGAGGACAATGGATTATTGAAGGCGGTGTACTGATGATCGAATTAGTAATACTCAACTATCTCAAAACAGCATTAAGCCCCACGAAGGTGACAAACGAGATCAGGCAAGGAATGCCTGATTCTTTTGTATTTATCGAAAAGACAGGCTCAAGACAGAATGACCATCTTTTTGGCTCGACCTTCGCAGTTCAGAGCTATGGCAAGTCACTTCTGGATGCAATGACACTGAACGAGGCCGTCAAGCAGGCCATGCCCGGTGCCGTCGCGCTTAAGGAAGTCACCAAGGTGGAGCTGAACAGCGATTATAACTATACAGACAAAGCAACCAAGAAGCCGCGATATCAGGCGGTCTTCGACATAACACATTATTAAGGAGTGAAGCATATGCAGACAGCAAATTATACATCAGCCGCAAAACCTACTCCTTCCGGGTCTTTATATCGTGCGCCCAAGGGCACTACTCTTCCGACTACGGCAGACAGTGTTCTGGATCCTGCAGTATGGACCTGCCTCGGATATGTAGGCGAGGACGGTATCGTCAACAGCGACAATAAGACCTCAGAGGACAAGAAGGCATTTGGCGGTGACACGGTTCTCACGATCCAGACCGATCACACGGACAAGTTCAAGCTCAAGTTCATTGAGGTTCTTAACAAGGATGTTCTTGCGACGGTTTACGGTGAGAACAATGTATCTGGCGATCTGGAAAGCGGATTGTCCGTCAAGAGTAATGGTGACGAGCCCACACCTTATGTATGGTGCTGCGATCTCATCATGAACGACGACACTCTCAAGAGGACCGTCATCCCGGACGGCAAGATCTCGGAGAGAGGCGACACGACCTACTCATCCAAGGATCTTGTTGCATACGATGTCACGATTACTGGCATCCCTGACACAAGCGGCAATACTCACTACGAGTATATCAAGAAGAGGCCCGTCGTAACGACCTAAACGGGCAGAAAGGCAGAGGTAAAACATGATAGAAGGCAAGACTAAGGACGGTTTTGAGTTCAAGATAGACGAGCGTATTCTTGACGATTGGCGACTTGTAGAGACAATCGCCTTGGCAGAGTCAGACGACGCATCAGAACAGATTGCGGGCCTTATGGATACCGCAAAATTTGTTTTAGGCGATCGGTATGAGGATCTTAAAAAGCATATCGCCGAGAAGAACGATGGCTTTATACCGCGTACAGCGATGACAAACGCTCTCATTGAGATCGTAAACACAGCGAGATCCTTAAAAAACTCTTCGTCCTCGGAGGGATAATTCATCTCGACGAGGAAGCTCTGATATGTGATTTGGCTGAGACTTATCATGTTTTAGACTACCGGGAGCTGTCACCGAGATTGGTGGCAACTCTCGCCTCTGGCTTAAACATGGACAGCCGAATTAAAAAGAAAATTCTTGACCGCAGGCTCAGCACATCCGAGATGCTGCTTGCGGGAATGTTGGATAGATTATCAATGCTTGTATGGTTCAACACCGAGGATGCAAAACAAGGAATAAACAGACCGAGGTCAATTCTCGCGATGCTTGAAGGCGTGCAGGAACGGCAGTCAGAGTATCAGCATTTCGACTCTATTGAGGAATACGAGGCCAAGAGGGCCGAATTATTCGGGGTATAAGGTATGGCAACAGAATTAGCAAAAGCATAAGTGCAGATAGTACCATCAGCAGAAGGTTTAAGCGGCAGCCTGTCAAATATTTTGGGCGGCGAAGCGTCGTCGGCAGGTAAATCGGCAGGCGGCAAGTTCAGTTCTGCAATGGGTGGAGTCCTTAAGACCGGGGCTGCTGCCATTGCCGGGATAGGAACGGCTGCCATCGGAGCAGGAACAGCTCTGACAGGTGCGGCAGCAGGCGTTGCTTCATATGGCGACCATATCGATAAGATGTCCCAGAAGATGGGACTGACTGCGGAAGCCTACCAAGAGTGGGATGCAGTCATGCAGCACAGCGGCACGAGCATGGAGACGATGAAGTCATCCATGAAGACTCTCGCCAATGCCGCAGAGACAAATAATAAGGCATTCAAGGAGCTTGGTATTACCGAGAATGACCTTAAGAATATGAATCAACAGCAGATCTTCGAGGCTACGATCGCAGGCTTGCAGAACGTCGAAGATGATACCCAGAGGACATATCTTGCAGGTAAGCTCCTTGGAAGAGGCGCGACAGAGCTCGGTGCCCTTCTGAATACATCAGCAGAGGACACTCAGGCCATGCGTGACCGAGTGCATGAGCTCGGCGGTGTTATGTCCGACGAAGCTGTCAAGAATTCGGCAGCCTTCCAAGACTCGCTGCAGGATCTGCAGACTTCCTTCACAGGTGTGAAAAATTCGGTTATGAGCGAGATGCTCCCGTCGTTCACATCGGTGATGGACGGCTTGGCCTCACTGGTAGTCGGTGAGGAAGGTGCCAAGGAAAAGATCACGGCAGGCATACAGGGCATCGTGAGCAATATCACAGAAGCCATGCCACAGCTCGTGAGCGGGTTCAGTACCCTTGCAGAAGCACTTCTGGGAGTGGCTCCTGAGCTGATAAGTGCGCTCGCTCAGGGCATCCTTGCCGCCATCCCGGAGCTACTCCCCACGCTTGTCACAGTAGTTGGTGAGATCGGGACACAGCTCATTGGCTTGCTTCCACAGCTTGCTGAGGTCGGATTGACCGTTATCAGCGAATTGGCTATGGGGCTTGCTTCGGCCTTGCCTGAGCTGATTCCAACGATTGTTGATTGTGTATTAACCATCGTGGATACATTGATAAGCAACGCGGATATGTTGATTGATGCAGCCATTGCCCTGATTTTGGGTCTGGCAGAAGGCCTCATAAATGCCCTTCCACAGCTCAACGAACGGCTTCCAGAGATAATTTTAGCCATCGTTGAGAGTCTTATAATTAACGCCCCGAAGCTCCTAGAAGCGGCAGTCCAGATAATAGTTGCCCTGACCACCGGGCTTATAAGTTCGCTCTCGGAGCTTATTTCTCATCTTCCTGAGATCATAGTCGCCATTGTCAACGGTATCATCAGTCTGGCAGGTGACATGATCGAAGCAGGCAAGGCACTTGTGGACGGTATCTGGAAAGGTATCAAGGAAAACTGGGACAGCATCGTCAGCAATGTCAAAGAGCTTGGCGGTAAGCTCGTCGATTCGGTGAAGGGATTCTTCAAAATCGGATCACCCTCGAAGCTCTTTGCCGATGAGGTTGGTCAGTGGATCCCGGAAGGCGTGGCAGTCGGTATCGAAGCAAATGCCGACTCGGTAAACGGCGCAGTCGAAGAGATGGTCAATGATGCATTAGTGGATCCTGATATCAAAGCAATGAAAAAGACAGCCGATGCGATGATGATATCATCTACCAACAATGGTGTTGTGGCAGTTGGTAGCGATAACAGTGCCGCACAGGTTCTTGCGGAATACATGCCTCTGATTTTGGCGGCGATCGAAAGCTGCGGCACAGAGATCAGCCCCGACTTCAAGCAGTTCTTTAATGTTATGCGGAAAGAGAATAATTCCTTCCGCAAGGCCAATGGTGTGAGCGCATTCGCGTGATAGGAGTTATCTTATGGCAGTAAATGATGCTATTTTCAAGCTAAACACGACTGATTACTCGAATAATGTGATCGCCGAGGGCTATCAGGTCAATCTCAAAGATATATATCAGGAATGGACGGACGGCGGGCAGGTCAAGCACAGGGATGTGATTGCAAGGAAATTACAAGGCAAGTTCCAGATGTTCTTCAAGACCGAGACAAACTTGCAGACCTTCCTGACGGCCCTTGCGGCTGTAAAAACAAGCTCGAATACATACCCGGTACAGCTTAAGGCCAATAATGACACTGTGGCCTCATTGCAGACGAGCAGGAACGTGTTCCTTGACTTTGAGCCCGTGCGGAAACGCGGCGCCGGGTGGGATGACATCTTCGAGGTTTTTGAGGTAACAGTAGAGGAGCCGTAAACATGGCACTTAATTTCTCAGATTCAGACAAAGCGAAATATATGACCGGGCAGTACCGCAAAGAGATCAAGCTGTATTTTCCGCAGCTCTCTCTCACAGTATTAAATGGTCAGATATATGGCGAGTCGCTGTCACTGGAGGAAGCAATCTTCGACGGCAACGGCGAGTTGTCCGTAATAGGCTGCATATCGAACAGGTTTAGCATTGAGATCAGGAATCAGGGTGTGCAGCTTAAGAATAAGACTATACAGGTATCGATAAGGATAGACAACGGATCATGGAACAGGATCTTCACCGGGTACGTTGACTCGGTCGAGACTGTCCGCGATCGGAGCTACCAGAAGCTCATGTGCTACGATGCCCTGTATAAGTATCAAGACAAGAATTTCTTTGACACATATGACGCATTGACATTCCCGGTCACGATCAAGACCTTGAGGGATGCAATATTCAGTTTTATAGGGATATCTCAGGAGAGCACAACGCTCGTCAATGACAGCGTGAGCATACCACAGACCATAGAGGACGGTGAGCTTGCCGTCATCGATGCTCTGAGGGCAGTCTGCCAGATGAACGGGGTATTTGGGAAGATTGACGCGAGCGGCGTGTTCAGATATGTGGAGATCAAAATCCCGTCTGAATTCCTGCCCTATCCAAGCGACGATATATTCCCGGGCTCGGACACGTTTCCTGCGGATGCTACGCAGGAGACAATCTACATCGACAAATATCGGACTGCGACATACGAGGATTATGAGGTCGCTCCTATTACTGGCGTGACGATCAGGGACGGCACCACGGACATAGAGTATGGTTCGTATGGATCCGATGACAATATGCTCCTGATCGAAGGCAATATCCTATGCCGAGAGCTTCAACAGGGCGTAAGGAATAGTATCGCTCACAATATCTTCAATAAGGTGCAGTATATCTCATACAGGCCCTTTAATATATCATCGATCGGCCTGCCATATGTGGAGTGTGGCGATGCGGTCGCTTATTATCTGTATGACTACTCATCGGGAACGCCTGAGACTCATATCATGGGATTTTCTGTCATGAAGCGGTATCTCAAGGGCATACAGTGGTTGGATGAGACTTTCTCTGCGAGCGGGAATGAGTATCAGCCAGAGGTTATCCCGATAGATTTCGGGTCATCCAACAATGAACAGGTAAATCAGATCGCGAAGGAAGTATCGGGACTTGAAGACACAGTCGAACAGCATACTCAGGAGATCGCAGGAAAACAGGATTTTATTGATGTCGATATCCTTGAGCCGTCTTGGAGCGCATCTGAGGGCCATATAACATTGTTTGAGGTTACAGACTCAGGCAACAGCATGTATCGGTGGTATCGGATGGAAAACGGCAATTTTCGCAAGATGAATTTTGCGAGGTTCGGTACAAGTGACTTGGTTCCGGGTGTGACTGATTTACCCACAGGCGAGATATTCCTTGTATATGAGTGAGTGATATGGCTAATGGTTATGTCGGAGTCGGCAATAAGGCTCGATTGTTAAGAGATATAGAAGTCGGTGTGAATGATGTTGCCCGAAGAGTTATTCGAGGATATGTCGGTGATGAAAACGGCAAGGCCCAGAGATGGTACAAGGCATGGGTGACTGAGGATGATTTGCCATTTGATTTCTATCAAGGGGCGGCAGTCATTTATGGGAACAGAATACATATTCTTGGCGGTGAGCGGCAACCACGCAAGCATTATTCATGGAATGGCTATTCGTGGAGGGAAGAATCCACGCTGCCATATGATTTTGTTTTTGGGTCTGCGGAAGTTTCAGAGGGTGAAATACACATATTCGGTGGAACATCTGCTTCGCATGCACATTATTCATGGAATGGAGAGGAGTGGCGGCAGAGGTCAAATACTCCTGTTACATTTTATCGGAATAACCTTGCAGTCAAGTTTGATGGGTTGATAAGGCTGTGTAGTAGCGGCTATGGCCATTACTCTCAATGGGGTTATATCAATACTCTAGCATTGGATGGCGATACATGGACAAACGTATGGGGTGTTGGTGCATCGTATCCGATCGCAGTGACCTATGACAGAAAAATTCATATGTTTCCATCATCGGGCGATGGTAAAGGTCACAGAACGTGGGATGGCAAAAATTTTGAATGGGATGTGCAGACTCCATATAACTTCACGGGCGGCTATGCTGTCATGTACAACGGCAAGATACATGTTATCGGTGCGGCAAGCGGCAATCGGCACATGCACTATACATTTGATGGCGAAACATGGGAGCGGATTGCATCTTATCCCAAAAACATATATTGGTGTCCTGCAGTGGTATACAAAAACAAAATCCACATGCTTGGCGGCACTAATGCGGACGATTATAGCAGGCATTATTCGTGGGAAGAAGATTTCCCCGATATTTATTCGACCGAGTATTCAAAGGCAAATGTGTCGGGGGCAAAGGTTATATCGACAAACGATGGTACACGTTCACCTGTTACAAAAGGCCCGGGCGATGCGGTTTGCTTTATCGTGAAGAATGGTGCCGGCCCGGGTTATGGCGGTAATTGGTATGTGACTGTTAGTATTGCCTTGACAGCAGAAGCGGCAGAGATACTGGCTCCCGGTGGCGGCAGAAACACAACCATGCATCGGTACATCGGTACAGACTATTACATCTCAGTACAGTTGTCTAATGCGAATTGGGGCGGTGCAACAGAGGTATCAAGTCCCATCAACGTACCAATACTTGAGGACTTCTTCATCTGCAATCCCAACCAATCACCAACCGATGAGAAGGTCGCTGAAATCATAGAGTTATTCGGAATTAAAGTGAATAGATATTGATAGGAGGTAATCATGGCATACACCAAGCAAACATGGCAGAATCTGCCGAACAAAACTACACCTATAAATGCCTCACGCTTGAATCATATGGAGCAAGGTATTTATGATGCCAATCAGCTTGCGACCACTTCATCCGCAGGCCAGATGTCAGCGGCAGATAAGGTCAAACTTAATGCATTAGAGCAGGCTGAGGTAAGCGGCACCATGCTCATAGTATAAAAAGAGGAGGTATATCATGATTGAGGTAACGAAGATGGAAAAACAGCCCGGGGATGGCATCGACGAGTACCAGATAACTGCCTTTGCAGATGATAAGACGGATGTAGTCGAAGGCGCGACCTTCAAGAATCTTCCACCGGGAGCAAAGATTCAGCCCGGTTCGACCATTTACACTGCAAACGGTGAGGCCGCCTTCTACAAAAGCGACGGCACATGGAATTGGATATAAGGAGGTGCAGACGGCATGATGATCGGTGAGATAATCGCATTTATCAAAGCATATGTTGACTCACACGGCGGCGGGGATCCCGGGACGAGCAACTACAATGAGCTCGAAAACAGGCCGCAGATAAACAGCACAACACTGACAGGCAACAAATCAGCATCGGACTTGGGACTTGCGGCAAAAGCCGAGGTATCCGGGACGATGCTTATTATTTAAACAGGGAGGATATTTTCAGTGGCAAATTTGGATCAGATAAAGGTCAGGGAAACGAATACCATCTATGACATCGAGGATTCCACAGCAAGGGACTCCATCAACAGTATAAACGACAAGATCCCATCCGGGGCATCGAGCTCAGATAAGCTCGTCAAGTCAAGCGATCTCGGTACGGCAGCAGGCAAGGATTCGACGAGTTCTGTCACCGCAGGATCCACAGACCTTGCAGAGGCGGGTGCCGTAAAGGCTGCCATAGATTCGGCATTATCATCGGCCTACAAGCCCGCAGGCACCAAGACCTGTGCAGAGCTCACCAATGCCCTTCTGGTGGCTGCCAACAAGGGCAACGTGTACAACATGACCGATGCAGGAACGACGACAGCAGACTTCAAAGAAGGTGCAGGCAAGCCTATCAGAGTTGGCGACAACGTAGGCGTGTATTACGACGAGACCGAGAGCAAGTATATGTTTGACCTGCTCTCAGGCTTCGTGGACACATCAGGCTTCCAGAACAAGACCATGAGCTCCCCGATCACTGTCGATGGAGTCAGCAAGGCGACAGTCGAGGATGCACTGAATGCGATCAATAATTTGGCAGGTAATAATAAGACTGCCATAGGTAACGTATCGACGGCCCTCAGTGACTTAGGGTTTTATGTTGATAGTGATGGCTATGTATGCCAGAGAATAGTATAAGAGGAGGTCAAGAATGGCGGCAAGCGAAAGAATGGCGACTGATAACACCCTTAAGGCTGTACAGGGTGCGATCGAGAAGGTTGCCGATGCAATTTCAAACAGCAAGACCGGGGTTGTGTACGGATTCCACATCAAGAAAAACGAATCCTCACCCTCGGGAGCAGTCACCTACTTAAGGGATGCAGTGGGAGCAACACCCGCGCATATGGACTACACGAACGATGTATTCAACTATGGATCATGGGAGAATGCATTTTTCATGCCCCGCCCTTGTATGCTCAAGTCTGATGGTACGGTTGACTACTATCTGAATCCGAACGATGTCAGCAAGAAGGAAGACGGTACCGCATCAGATATCGGCGATGCATCCTACGACGGCAATGCGATGGTTGAGTGGGGCCAGAACGGCAAGAAGATATGGCTCAAGGTAGTTCCCGATGTCGATAATCTGGGAGCTTCTGTTTACATCGCAGATTATCAGGCAGATGCAGATTTCCATGATTACCCGTTCCATAATGCAGCGGGCCAGAGCATGGATCACTTCTACACTGCTATGTTCAGAGGCCATCTGGACTCAAACAACAAGCTGAGATCATTATCGGGCAAGGCAGTCATGAAGACCAAGCCTGCTGCCGACGAAGTGACCTATGCGAAGGCAAACAACCCGACAGGCAGGCAGATGTGGAACATTGACCTGCACAGCGATCTGTTCCTGATAAACTGCCTGCTCATCCTCATGGGTAAAAGCCTTGATATGCAGACTGTCTATGGACAGGGCCTTGTAAATTCGGGATCAGAAGCCATCAATGATGCATTCACAACAGGCCAGAAACCTACGAAGGGTATGTTCTACGGTACCAACAGCGGTGCCGCTGCCACATACACGAATGCGGTCAAGGTATTCTTCATGGAAAACTACTGGGGCTTTCAGCACAGGCGGTACCTTGGTCACGTCATGGTCAATGGTACCCAGAAGGTCAAGAATACCTACGGCACGGAAGACGGCTCGACGGTATCCGATTACAATCTCACCGGGGACGGTTACAAGTCAGTCGGTGCAACTCCTTCGGGCGGTACCAACGATCAGGAAGGATATATCAAGGAGCACTACTTCACCGAGGACGGCATGTTTGCCAAGAATATGGGCGGCGGCTCGAATACGACATACTACTGCGACTATTGTTGGTACAACAAGAGCATCACGGCAGTGGCCATTCGCGGCGGCGCCTCGGGCTACGGTGCCGGCGCGGGTGCTTTCTACGTCCACCTCCGCTACGCTGCGTCGAGCGCCAGGTGGGACATCGGGGCGGCCTTGTCTTGCAAGCCACTTGCTTGAGAGGGTGAATTGTGAGCGAAGCGAGCAAGAGGGGGACCCTTCCCCCTGATCTAAGTGTGATAACGGAAATTGTAACTCGACAGCAGGAAACGATCGAAAGCCTTGTCCGACTGAATAAGGCCACGCTCGACCTGCTGTCTCAACATATCAATGTCGAGGATTACGAGATCAAGCTGTCCCGGATCCTCGACGGCGATGATTTACCTTTTGACTAACTAACAAAACATAGGGTTCTATTCCACGACGTCTTGTGCGTTCCATTTGGCCATTCGCGGCGGCAACTCGAACAACGGTGCCAACGCGGGTGCTTTCTACGTCAACCTCAACAACGCTGCGTCGAACGCCAGGTGGAACATCGGGGCGGCCTATTTTAGCCTTTTACGGAGTCAATAACTAAATGTGGAGTATTATCCTCACCCCTTGGTAAAAATTAACTCGCAGCAAGCATCTGTTAGTAGCATGAGGAAAGTAAACCTTCCGAAGGCGGTCGAGTACAGTCGAAAGCGGATGAGAGGCTAAGACAATAAAGTCTTATAACCATTTATGGGAGAAAGTAGTTGATCCCGAAAATATTAAACTTGCTATAAGGAATGCAGCCAAAGGTAAGCGCAAACGGAAACGGGTTAAGAAGATGCTCGAAAATACCGATCTGTACGTTCCGTATTTTCAAGATCTCGCAGCCAGATATAAGCACAGACATAAGGTGCCAAAGAAGATATACGACGGCATATGCAAGAAACAGAG